AAAATGTATTACCATCTTTAGTTATGAAAGACGTATTCCTGTCAGGAATTGAAGCGTCATAATCTTTTATGTACAAAGGTTCTTTATTGAACGTATCAAAAAACTTTCTACGCCACAATAATGCGCCTAAAAATAGAACATAGCAAGGTGGTAACAATTGAACTAAACTTGTACTACCTCTTTTAAAAACACTATGTGGATTAATACCCACGGCATACATAAATGATGACAATATCAAATATGCCTTACATTTATTAATAATGTTCTTTTCTTCATATTTCGTGATATTATCTATTTCAGTATCTTTTACAAGATTTTGTTGATAATAAAACTTTGACCCAAACAAAGAATGAACACTACCATTTACAAATAATAAAAGTTCACGTATATAAAGTTTATCACTATCACCTGTACTATTTAATGTTTTTACATGTTCTATTAGTGCTTTATGAATTTTATTTTTATAGAATTTACTATTTGGTTCAAACCATTGATTATCATATTTAACATCATTCTTTTTTTCATCTGAATTACATAGACTATTCTTTGCGTAAGCCTCATCAACCTCAGATAAAGATGGTGTTAGCATTCTCCAACTTTTATAATTTTTACGATAACTTTCTAATGAAACATCGTATTTTCTTTCCATAAATTTTTTCAGCTTTTCATCGTCTTTCTCTCCCTTAACTGTATAATTCAGATATTTTACATTACCATTTTTGTAATCCTCAATCTGTTGGACGAATCTCTTGGAAGCATCAATATTATCATTTACATAGAATAGTTGGTCATTTGTATAGTTTTGTTGATAACTTTCACTAACTATTTTATCTGTTTTACAGTGATAAATAAAGTTTTGAGTTGTACCTGTTATATTACCACTTTTTACAGTCGAATTAACTTTTAATAAAAAATTATGATTTTTCTCTTTTTCACCATTTTTGTTGGTTATTTGAGTTTCAAACAAATTATTATAGGGATTGCTATTTCCATCAAATTTTAAAATCTCAGTTGGCACAATTGATACAAGGCCATCCTCTTTTAAAGTCTTTGTATATATGTATACATACTTGTAATCTTTACCTTCAGATTTAAAAATAGGGTGACGAGTGCTGTTATATGGATTACCTGACCCTCTTATAACAGTCTCAAACGCATTATATTTCTTACCATCTTCTGTCTGATTTGTAGGTGTAATCTTTGAATCACAAGTTAAATATGCAATTACTTGTTCTTCGAATTTCTGTGTAGTACCTGTAGGTTTACAAGCATTTTTTAACTTATCATACTTGCTGTAAGAACTAATCATATTTAAAGCATCCATATAACCAAGTATTTCAGCATCTTCTCGTGAACAATTGGTATCACCAAGACCAATAACATTTGCAGCACGAAGCCCTAAATAAGGTGCAATCTTTTCAATTGAATCACAATCACGTGCTATGTTTCTAAATGGTGATGTTTGTGTCCATAAGTCACTACCTGTAATTGGTAAACCATCATATCTAAATAAAGGTGAAGTAACAATTGCTTGGCTCTCTTCACTATATTTTTCAATAGCTTCAATAATAGATAGTACAACCTTTTTCTCTTCCCACATATCAGGCAAACCCTGTTTAATTTTGTAGTCATTTGGCCACCCTAAAACTTCATAATTATTTCCATCTTGCACAGGCGGTTTACTTTCATCATTTGTTTTGTGGTTCGGATTATATAACGCAGGCCAAGGGTATGGTTTTGGGCTAATAGTTAAATCAGTATCTTCTTTCTTAATACCAAGGTTTTCATAAGTTCTCTCATTATTATCAATATATGATTGGATGCGATCATTACATTCCATCATCACAGCAATAAAAGTTTCAAGATGACACATCATTAATTTAACAAAATTTCCGATTGTTGGTTCAAATCCAAGAATATCAATAATCTTCTTTTTTCTTGTTTCTTCCATCCAATCGTCCGTTTCAGATGAATTATCGTTTATTGTTACTTTTTCATAACCGTTTGCTTGGGCTGCCGTCTTATTCTCAACTGTTGTCTCAACATTTGTTGCTGCTGCCTTTGTAGAGTTTACATATTTTTCTATTTGATACCTTGTTGTACCTAATGGAAGCAAATAAGCATACACAGATAATTTTGTATCTGGTAATGGGTTTCTAAAATATTTTGATACTTTACCTTCATTATATTCAACAACAAATTTTTGTAGTGCATTGGCTGTTGACTTAGACATTTTTCGTTTCCCTTTAAATGTAATATGAGTGTAATCTATTTTACCCCCATATGGGTATACTTTTTGGTTATTCGCATTCTTAAATAAAATTGGTGATGCGTCTTTATTTTTTGCATACCATCCTTTACTTTGTGGGATTCCATCATGAAATGTCTTATCAAGCCCATTAATCCCATTACTTATTTTTTCAGAATGGACTTGATTAAAATTATTAAGGCCATTCACAAAATAATGGTATGCTTGACATGCTTTTTCCCCTATAATGAACTCACCATCATTGTTTAATGCAACAATCATTAATGCTTGTTCAGAATATGAACCATTTTTATTTTGTTCGCTACCAAAAATAATATGGCCCCTATTATCTGTTTCAATTGTATTTATTAATTCCTTAATGAAATTATTGTATAAATATGAAATACTATTTATGTCGGTTGAATTTTGCATTGCATTACTTACAGTTTGACCTTGCTGTAAAGTGACATTTCGATTATCTTCTGCAATATCTGTTGCTTGAGGTGTTGCAGAAGTTACGTTAATTTCTGTATTATCACAACTCAAAGATTTTTGACTATCAATTGTACCAATTGCATTTTTGATATTATCAATTAATTTATATAACTTAATTGGTTGGGTTTTTGAACCATCAGCATTTATAAGTTGCCATTTTGGATTATTCCTAGCATTTTCATTCCAATATGCTTGACCGACATACGATAACTCGGATACATAAGATAGACACTTTAATGGTATATCAGTTAAAAGAGAATAACTATAACCGATAAACTGCACAGTCGCTTCAAAGTTACCTGTTTGAGAATTATAATTACCATTAAATTTACTCACTGAAAGCTGATATGTGACATCTTGGCCAAGGAAACCCTTCACTTGTAATCTAAATAGTGGGTAAGGCATTGTGAAAAACACACCCAATAAATTATCCGCAGTAATATCTCCATTATCATGGATTGCCTCTTCACGACCCCATAAGGAAGAACCATGAATATCAATAAAATTGATTGTAATTGTTGGTGTATACCAAGATTCAAATGATATATTTACATTAGTAACACCAAGCCCTTCAATTAATTCATGGTCAACATATTTATCAGAACTTATCTCTGTATAATATGTCGTAAGAAAATTTTCGTCATTAAAGTCATTACCCCCATTAACTATTTGGTCTGCACGGCCTGTTCTTTGATCAAACCTTGGATTTGGATAACTTACCCAAGATATTGTTTTTTCAACAAGCGTATTTTTTTTCTTGTCACGTGAACGTATTTCAGCCGTTAATGACATAGAGATACATAAATCCTCCAAATGAGGAATCAATGGCACACTATTTCCGTCTTGGTCAATACCGGAGTCTAAATCATTTGGTTCAAAATAATATACATGCCCATTTAATCCATTAATTTCAAGTTTTTTACTCATGCAATTCTAATTGTTTTACATAATAATTCATCTAAATTCTTGCTCCAAAATTCCACATCTTTTGCGGACATAACTTGTTTATCATTTGACCAATGGTGTGTATGGTCTGCAAAGATTTGTCTAAATTTCTCTAAGAAAGCAATTAATTCATCCCCATAAACCATTCGTTGTCCTTTGTCTGAGAATTTTTCAACACTTTCTTTAGTTATTAATTCTTTTTGGTCTGTTACGTTTAGATAACTTTCTTTATTTGCCCCATTATGGGTGATTAAATTAATTCTATCGGCTACTACACTAATTGCACTATTAAAGCCACCATTTTCTTTACCACCCTTAAAATTATCATACTTCATTTGTATATAAGACAAGTCTTCTTTATTAAATTCAAGACTACCCGGGTCAGCTCTTTCAACAATGGAACGACGATTCCAAAATGGCTTATGGCCACACATTAATCTAAGCTCTTCATCTTTTAACCACATTGCAACATCACCACGGCCTTGAAATGCAATCGTATCTTTGTCAGGATAAGTACCATCATTCTTAGGATTTCCTACAGGGTGGCATAGAGGCTTTGTACTTAAACCTTTCATTAATGATAAGGCCTCATATTGCCCACCATGGTCTAAGTAATAGTCTTGGGAAATAATAGGCCCAATATAGAATCTATTACCCATTGCCCCATCAAGTTCTTGTAGAAAAATCAAAACTTCTTCGCCAACTTTTGGAATTATTTGAAGATGTTTTGGTAACAATGGCCAAGCCCAAGGTAGGTCATTTCCGTTCAACTGTTGATCATCTTCGTGTAATCTAACCTTAATTCTATGCCCAAAGCTATTTCTTGAAATTGAGTTTGGACTCGCGGTATCAAGATTATCTTCAATTTGTTCAACCGTAGCAATTCTGATAAGAGACTTACTACTTATTTTAGCACTATTATCATTCATTATTAATTATATTTCTATACATTAAAAATAAGTATTTAAGAGTTTATTTTCAATAAGAAAATGATGAGAGCATTTAAGGATAACTATATTTATTTAATCATTATGATGATCCACTTTTCACGATGAATAAGCTTAAAAGAACAAAAAAAAAAATATTATAATAATCCTATTAAAAAATTAAAATTCAGATATATATTATATAATAATAATTTAATAATTTTTTTATTTATGAGTTTAAAACAAATACAAATTGGTGGTAATTCTTATCAAATTTCAATGCCACAAGTTAGAGTTAAGGTTGGCAATGAAAATGTTATGGCATTAACAACTGATCATGCTAATGTTAATGATACTGAAGATGTTGTTTATACCTTAGAATTAAAGCATGACGAAAACACAATTAAAGCTACTGAAAGAGGTCTTTCTACTAACTTAAAAGTCTTCTATGATGTAGATAAAAAGAAACTTGGTTTATCCGGTGCAAATAATCAACTTATTGAAGATAGTAGTGTTGATGTATCTCAGCTTTTTGGTGATCTTGGTTTGTTAAAAAATTCAGAATATGATGAAACGACGAATAATCTTACATTAACATTTGAAACAAAAGAAGGTGATAAAAATGTAAAAGTTAATCTTGGAAAATTACTTGATGTAAATGATGTTGCCGTTAAATCAGATTCTGTTAACTATCTTACGTTTGAATTATCTAATCCAGGACAGGAAAATGAACAAGCAGTTGTTGGTGTTAAAGTTGCACAGGTTGAAAATGCTTCAGAAAACGCAACCGGTCTTGTAGATGCCTATGGAGTTAAAACGTTTGTAGATGGCAAAGAATCACTGTTAACTAACAAGATTGAAATGGCAAAAAACGAGTTAACAGAATTGATTAATGGAGTTAAACAAACAGCTGATCAAAATAAAGCAAATTTAGAAGGCCTTCAACCAACCCAACCACAAGAAAAAGTTTCTTACTCAGTTAACGGAACAACACTTAGTCTTTTTGGTATTGTCTCACACGTTTAATAATATATTATTTTAGTACATATGAGTAGTGAAGAAAATGAATTATTAAAACATCCACATACACGTAAATTTAATGAAGTTAACGGTTTAGACCGCATTGAAACTATAACATTTAATGACGGAAAGGAATACTTAATTGGTACACCATTTTCTGAAATGATCTATTATTTAGAAAATGAATATTTTGATGATATAATAGAAAATCTTAAAGACGAGCTTAAAAAAGTGCTTAAAGACGAGTTATTAAATGAGATTAAAGAAGAGCTTAAAAAAGAAAATAATAACCATTAATATAAATCGATATGAGTAATATTTACGAAAATAACATCAATATTTGGGGGTTTGATTCTGATAATATAGGCCTTTTAAAGAGTAATAATAAAACTGAAAAAAAATCGTCTGAAGAAAAAAGTAATACGGATAAAGAACAAGATGCAAAAATTGATGAAATAAAATCAAGCGTTTCAAAAAATGAAGAACTTGATAAAAAGCAACAAGAACAGATTGATAGCCTTACACAAAAAATACCAAATATAGATGTTGAAGGCAATGCGTTAGTAATAAAGTAATATAAAATAAAAAATAGGTGTTTATATAGCACCTATTTTTTATTTTCATTTAACTCAAAATAAAAATGACCACCAAGAGTTTCTTAGTGGTCATATACTTTTCAATTAATTTATTCAACAAGAATCACAACACTACGTTGAGCATCATAACCGTTCTTAACCTTAATACGGCTTGCATCAACACCGTTTGCAACAAGTGCATCCTTAATAGCATTTGCACGTTTTTCTGCAAGTGTCTTATTGAATGATTCACTACCCTCAGGTGAAGTTGTACCTGTAAGGACGATAGAACCATTTGTGTCTTTAAGAGCCTTAACAAGGCCTGCCATCTTATTTACATCTACGTTATACTTACCTTTATCAAAGTAATAACTACCAATACTTTGTGTGTTAACAGTCACCTTATTACCTTCAGCAAGTAGTTGTCTAATTGTTTCCTCAAGATTAGCATTAACTCTTGTGAGTTCAGCATTGGCATTCTGAAGAGATGCAATTGTAGCATTAAGTGCATCAAGTTCAGCTTGATTACGCAATTGTTTAAGTTGGAAATTTCCTCGTGTAGTTGGAATACGATACTTAAGGCCAACAGAAAGATTTACACATTGAAATTCACCACGCATTGTAAATTGCTTAGGAAGCCACAGATACTCAGGAGTTACAGTGATTGCAACATTCTTGGAAACATTTACATTACCACGAAGAGCACCACGTACACTCAATGCGTTACCACCTGTACTACCCTTAGCAAATTCAGAATCAAATTCATGAACCCATCCTGCACCACCAATCAATTCAAGCTCGAAACAACGTCGATGACCTTGATAACCTGCAAGGAGGTTTGTTACATTAAACACAACATTACCTGTAAGGTTATGTGCATCCAAGAAAGTCTTGCTATTTTCAACATTGAACATAGCCAAATAATCAACCTCAGCGCCAACGTATGGGTTAATCATTTTACCAACAGTAACGTTAGCATGGATAGGCTGTGTACGCCACCAAGTATTGTTACCATTTGAACGATTCGTATTGAAAAGAGACCAAGAATTGACATCATTCCAAAGGTTCGTTCCAACTCCGACACCTACATACCAATTGTCCTTGGCAGTACCGTTGTCTACAAGAGCAGTCTGAGCCGTTGCCGAAACTGCGAAGCCCATTACAAGGGCGAACATCATAATAATTTTCTTCATAAATTTATTTATTAATTATTTTTGAACATTACTATTATACTACATTATAAAGATATTTCCAAATATTTAAAGTAGAAAAATTGTTTATATATCTATATCTTATAATTTAACCACAAGTATTCTATTTTATCTTTCTTGGTTTTTCGATTTCCACTCATCGTGTGAACGATAAATTTTATTTTTATAAAACCATTTTCTTCAAGTCGTTTATATGCATCACAATCATAGCCACTAATGAGAATCTTACATTTAGCATTCACGCATTCATCAATAAAATTTTCCTGTTCATCATCATTCATATCAACATTATAACGTGTTTCTGTACGTGTAGATTGATGATATGGTGGGTCTGCATAAATGAAGACATCTTCTCTTTGAGAATATTTATTGATTAACTTTATTCCATCTTGGTTTGTGACAATAACTTTGGATAGCCTATCATGCAACTTAGGTAGACCTTCAATTGTAGAAAGAAAGTCTGAACAAGATTTTGACATGTTACGCCTAATGCAAGTATTAATTGAAAAACCGCCGATACCATTACGTGAAGTACGATTTACATAGAAGAACTTAAAGGCCCTATGAACAATACTTAACTTGTCATCTTCATTAAATGGAATTTCCTTCAATTCTCGTTTAAACGTTTTTCTTACCTTTTCGCTATAAATTATATAATCGCATAGTTTTCTGAACTGTTCAAACATTTCCTTATCTACTAACGTTCTAAATAGTGAGTACACATTATTATCTAAATCATTGTAGATTTCAATTGGTGGAATGTTTGAGTTGTGTAAGGCGACGCCAAAACTGCCACAGAATGGTTCAATATATGTGTTATAAACCGTACATGAAAATCTAATAAAATCTATGATTTATATTTAGTTTTCACTTCTTGCTTCAACCTACCCCAATGAAATTAACAGCCAATGCTGTAATCTCACTGTTGGATAGTCCACAAGCGTTAATTCGGTACTACGGATACCTACTTAAATTTATTTACGCTGCACTTATACGCCTTCCCTTATGAAGGATATTCAATGCTGCATTCAAATCTCTATCGTGATAAGAGCCACAATTAGGGCATTTCCATTGACGATCTTTCAACTTCAGGCCATTATGAATATAGCCACATTTACTACAAGTTTTTGAAGATGGATAATATCGTCCAATTAAAACAACCTTCTTATCGTTTTGTAAACCCTTATTCTGTAATGTTGCCTTAAACTTGAAGAAACCAACTTCCTGTATTGCCTTGGCAAGTTTATGGTTTTTCATCATTCCACTTGTATTGAGGTCTTCCATGTAAATGGTATCATATTTACATAACAAATAATTAACAACAGAATGAATGTAGTTTTCCTTCTTGTTAGTAATTGTATTAAACACCTTAGCAATTCTATTACATTGCTTGTTGAAGTTACTTGAACCTTTACGCTTCTTTGATAACTGACGTTGCAATTTGACAAGTTTCTTTTCGTCCTTATTATAGAAATGTTTATTTTCAAACTTCTTACCATCAGAAGTTATAACAAAATCCTTAACTCCAAGGTCAATTCCAACATCACGACTTGTCTTTCCAAACTTAACAAACTCATTATCGTTCATTTCAACAAGGATAGATAAGGTATAACAACCACTCTTGGTTTTCGATAAGGTTGCCCTCCTTATATTATCCTTATATTATCCTTATATTTCTGTAACCTACGGAAAAACAAATCAGAACAACGAAATTTAATATTCTTTAAGTTTTTCGTAAGAGTTATCTTACGAGCTTCAAATGTATTTTTCTTTGAGATTGCACCAATCGGAAATAAAGCCGATTGTTTATCTCTCTTACTCTTGAACTTTGGAAACCCCTTATGCTCTTTGAAGAACTTATCGTAAGCTGTTAACATTTGCCTTATGGCTTGATTCATCACCTTTGTGTTCTGTTCCTTCAACCAAGCATATTGTTCATCTTTCAACAATGTTCCATGAAAATATTTTGAAAGTTCCGTTAATCCGAGATTTGTTTTATCAGTATTATATGCTTCTTGTTTCCGAGCAAGCATGTGATTATATACAAAACGGTATGAACCAAGCACCTTTTGAAGTGTTTGGTCCTGCGTTTTATTTGGATATAATCGTACCTTAATTGCTCGTAACATAATCGTCGTCATTTCATTTTTACATCTTTATTATACTTAATAATAGTAATAAAAACAAATATTTTTTATTAAAATTTTAAAAATTTTTAATGAACTGTTAATAACCTTCTTTAGGAAAATATTTTAAAATTTTACTCGCCATACCATTTTTACCTCCAAAATATCTAATAGGTGAATTCATATATCTTTTTATCTTTAATATACTACAATAATGAAAAGAAACCAACTATTTATAATAAAATAAATGATTAATATGGATAATAAATTAAAGAGAATGATTAACGAGCAGTTTACTCGTACAATAAATGAAAATAAACGTTATAAAAAAACACGTGCGCTTGTAGAAACTATGGTACGTGATATGCTTGTAAAGAAAATCAACGAAGAAACTAAATCTAAAGCTATGCAAGTTCGCCAAGCATTAAATGACCCATCAATTAATAAATCAGGGCTTGCAAGAAAGATTAGTGGTCTTAGTGGAAATGATGATGCTCGCCGTTCAGAGATTTCAAAAATTGCTCGTGGAGAGTGGGTACCAGATACTCAAATACAAAATGATATATTACATAAATTAGCATCTGAAGATTAATGGAAATGGAAGTTGTTGAAGTGTATGAAGGAGCAAATTTCTACGCTATTTGCCCGAGTTGTAATGAGCCAATTGCTTTTCAAGGCGTAGATATTGAATATTACAAACCAATTGGTTCTAAAATTGATAAACCAATCTACAGTGAACAAACTGATTTAGTTGATACCGGTAAAGTTATTGCTTGTCCTTATTGTAAAAAGGTTTCAAAAGCAAAAGATTTCAAATTTATAATAAACGATTTTTAAACATAAATGGCGACACTCAAAAGTATCGCCATTTTTTTATTCTTCAAATTTCCATATTCGCACATTGTCAAGACAGGTGTATGTTCCAACCTTTAAACCAACGTCACAGTGTTGATGAAGGATTTCCTCAATAGATAAAATATTTTCATCAAGGAACTCTGCCAATTCAAGCATTTTATCTGTCGCTTCTTGGTCAAATTTAGCACCATCCCAATCATCTAATGTTTCCATTCTAATGTGATCCATTAGTCCAAGAATACGTGCCATATCTTCAAACAAGCGGCTATTACCAAAAATGTCGTACTTATCAATTCCAACCTTTGTGTTAAAATCTTGAAACCACAAGTGCTTAATCAACTTAATGTGATCTTCATTTAATGTAACTTTTAATTTCATAATCATTATTCATTTTTATATATGTAAAAATAATATTAAATGTTATAATTTTCAAATTGAAAATAGAATTAAAACGTATCAATTAGATTCTTGTATGTAGAACCAAGTCGTTTAACACCATTTACAGCAATTTGCCTCACACGTTCATAGCTAATACCAACTTCATTTGCAACATCATTCATTGATTTAGAAGCACCATCAATACCATAGATACATTTAATAATATATGCCTCACGGTCACTAAGGTTAGATAGAATTTTTCTTACAGTTATTTTTGCATCTTCTTTTCTTACAATTTCGTCAGTATCACAACTTGCAGTCTTAGATGTATAAGCGTTACTTTCCATAAACTCTTGACCATTTTCATCCTTCCCATACTTTTCATCAATTGACATTGCTTCAAAAGAAATAAGGTCTTCTTTATTTGTGAAATTCAGGTTGTATTTATTCTTTAATCCCTCTTGTATTTCTTCAACGGTTGGATAACGTTGGTTATCAAACCAAAATTCTTCACGAAATTTAGGAAGATAAGTAGCCAACTTAATTGCATTATTTGGTGTCACCATTGGCTCTTCAATTGTAATATATCTCATAATTGTCTTACGTATCCAATACATTGCATAAGTAGTGAACTTAACTTCACTATTAATATCATATTTGTCAATGGCTGACATTAACCCAATGTTTCCCTCACTAATAAGATCCATAAGATTATCATTTTTTGCAAACTTATTAGCAATAGAACACACAAAACGCTGATGAGCACCTACAATACGTTCCTTTGCAAGACTTTTCTCTTTAATAGTACCATTATGGTAGGTTTTCAAATATTCACGGGTTTTAGCATCGTCAATAGTTCCATATTTACGAATGTCTTTCAGATAAACTCCATAAATATTTATGTCCTCAGATTTTTTATTCATACGTTTTTTGTATCATTAAAAAAATACTTCAAGTCACAAATTTAAAATAATTTGTTTTTTAAAAAAAAATATCACACATCTAATGCACAAAGTTTAGATGCATGATAATTTCATAAAATTACTTTTTCTTTCTAATGATTGTAATCAACTTATTACCTTCATCCTTTGGTGCTGAATCATATGCAATGTTATCACCCATCAAAGACAAAAATTCATAAAATGACTTAGAAGATTCGTCTCTTCGTCCAAGTTCTCTTCCGCGCATAATAAGTACAATTCTCACTTTCTTACCCTTCTCAATGAATGACAAAGCATGTTTAGCCTTTGTCTCCATATCGTGTTTAGAAATGTTTACAGACAATTGAATTTCCTTTGTGTCTACAACCGTCTTCTTTTTTAAGGTTTGTTTCATTTCCCACACGTACCTCTTATAATCATCAATTTTAAGAATAGGCGGATTTGATGTAGCATTAATTTCAATAAGGTCAAGATTAACAGAATCTGCAAACTTTTTTGCATCAGAAACCTTCATAATCTTATTAAAATCATTAGCACCATCTGAACTGTTACGTTCGACATAAATAACACGTGCCTCAGCATATTTAATTTCATCATTCACACGTGCAGAAAAATCTTCTCTTTTCTGATTTTTTTTAGCCATTTAAATATAATTTTTTTAAATATGAATCAAACATTCCCTTCAATAACTCATACTTTTTCACATCAGTATATTGAAGAGACCTTAAATATTTTCTTTGTTCTTTTATTTCTTCTTGCCTCTTTTTTTGTTCATAATCATAGATGGTTAAATCTAAATCAATAGTGCATTCTTCTATGATACTTAAACATTTATCTTTATCGCCACAACCATCAAATATGGAAGAACCTACGATTGTTGTCAACGCCTTCTTACCCTTAAATTCAGCATTTGCAGTAAGTAAGCATCTTTTAAGTGCTTCATAATTTACGGTTTCTTCATTTGGGCGTGGATAATTACATATGTACATCAAAGAAACTATTGGCTCACACGGAACGGTAAGCCTTGTTCCAAGTTTTGATTTATCGGCATATTTGGTTTTATCATTGTATTCTTCAATCAATGGAAGTTTAAATCTTAATTTTGATTGAAAGCCACCACTTAATAAATTGTATGTCGATGTTCCTAATAATATTACCTCAAAATCATCAATATCCCAAATTGGATCTTTATCTTTAACAATTTTTATCATTTGATGCCGCTATATTTGTCCATATCAATTAATTGGTCATAAAACCCAAGGTGTGTGTGATGTGTGTATTTGCAGACTTCATCATAAGTCATCCATTTATACTTATCAATTTCAGGTGTAATACCATCGTCTGCAATATTTGAAACACATTCATCAGGGTCAATATTAGGATAATGTAAACCAAATGCAACCGTCACCTTATGTGGGTTTTGTTGAACACTACCCAATGGTATAAGCATTCTACTATCACACCCATCCATTGTAAGTCCTGTTTCCTCCTTAAATTCTCTCAAAGCGGTGTCTTCCCAACTTTCATTATCTTCAATTGCCCCTTTAAGGAACATCCATAAATTCCTACAATTTTTATAATTTCCACCAGGATGTCCCAAAAAGAACTCAAGTTCATCATTCTTATTCTTCCTGAATGGAATAATACCACAACTTATTTTCATGTTACGTTTCCTCTACAATTTTCTTTATTTTTTCAATCTGTTTTTCAGATAATTTACACATTACCATTTCAACTCTTACAATTAACTTTCCCACCATACCATTACTTAAATGAAGACCGTAATTATTAAATGTAAATTCATAACCATCCTTCGTACCTTGTGGTATAGTAATTGATATGGTTTTACCATCAATAGTTTGAATATCCTTTGTACAGCCCGTAAGGCAATCAATTACAGGCACTTTAATACTTGTAATAATGTTAGAAGGATTTGTTTCATCAATGTGGAAATTACTATTAGGGTCTTCTTTCAAAGCAAATGTAAAGTATAAATCACCATTATTTCCCCTATTATTATGGCAAGAATTACCTTCTCCAACCATTTGATAGGTATATTGTAAACGGTCAATTTTGGGTACTTTAAAACTCTTTTCAACCTTCTTAGAAACAACCCCATAACCATTACATTTATGACAAGGGTCTTTTACAAATATACCAACCCCTTGACAATGAGGACAAGGTTGTGTATTATGAACAATACCACCACTAATATGGTGCGTTTGAGTAATAAAACCTGTACCATGACAATATGGACAAGAAGTATCATCACCACTTAAACTACCCTTACCTTTACAATCTTCACAAGGACGTTCAACCTCATAAGAAACGGTTTTCAAACGTTCAAAGAACACATCTTCAAGAGTTACACCAATTCTAATCTTTTTATCAGTACCACGATAAACTCTTTCCCGTGTTTGATGAAATCCTCCAAAACCACCGAATCCTGAATCTCTCATAAAATGAGAAAATATATCATCAGGATTCATGCTTGACGTATAACTTCCATTAAAGTCTGTTGTCCCAAATAAGTCATATTGATTTCTTTTTTCCTTATCAGAAAGAATTTCATAAGCCTCTGTTATTTCTTTAAATTTCTCTTCAGCATTCTTCTGTTCAGCTTCTGACTTATCTCCCCACTTATCAGGATGCCATTTCATTGCAGCCTTTCGATATGCCTTCTTTATTTCTTTTTCATTTGCATCCTTACTAAGACCAAGAATCTTATATAAATCTTTATTTGCCATTCTTCATTTTTAATTATAACATAATTTATATATTTATTCTATTTCTTTTTCTATTTTTTTAAATTTTGCAAAATCAGGTGAAACCTTGACACCACCTTTAAATAATAATTTTTTAAATTTTATATAATCATTAAATTCTCGTTTCAATTCTTCATCTTTTAAAAGATCTAACTCAACGCATTCACCATTCCATTGTTTCTGAACCACTGAATTTTGTTTAAACTCCGCATCGTTAGCAACTATCGTGTACTTACATTCATCAATATATAAATCAAATAATTGTCCCCAAATTTCATTAAATTTCCTTTTAATATACGATAACGTATCCTCTCCGTAAGGTGTGATATCGTTTGGTGTTGCCATAGCAAGTGATAACAATTCACCTTTCAATTGGTTACGTTCCTCTTTTGCTTTTTTCGCTAAATATCTTGCATGTTTAATAGACTGAACTTCTTCATCTATAAAAAGCGTTGTTAATAATTTTTTCTCCATATAATTTAACATTTTTAAGAAGAAATGGTGACAAATTACATTTCAACTTGTCACCATATTCCATATTTTAAACTTCCTCGAATTCATTTTTAGAACCGTCATTCTTAGCTTCTTTAGTCATTGCATCAGCCGCAGATGTATTAAAGCCACCAAAACCATTCTTCATGATGTCATCCATTGGATTTCCACCGTTTAGATTATTTGCACCATAAGCTTTCATTGCAATCTCATTCCATTTAGATGTCAATTCCTTCTCAACGGATTCAAGATTTGTAAAGTCTTTACTATCTTCCATCTTCTTTAACTCATCCAACTTATCAGTAAAGAATTTTTTATCATCTTCACCCATTAATTCAGGCTTATCTTTATAAGAATCCATTGTTGCTTCTGTCGTATAACGAAGACTTGAAACCTTATTAAGTTTTTCAAGCTCTACTTTCTTTTTCTCATCTTCAGCCTTATGTGCTTCAGCATCGGCTTTAATACGATCAATTTCATCTTGCGTTAAAGAACCTTTATTCTCAATGGTAATATGTTGTTCCTTACCTGTGGCCTTATCAATTGCACTCACCTTTAGAATGCCATTTGCATCAATATCAAAAGATACCTCAATTTGTGGAATGCCACGTTTTGCAGGAGCAATACCATCAAGATTAAACACCCCAATTTCCTTATTATCATTAGCCATTGGTCGTTCACCTTGTAAACAACGAATAGTTACAGCAGGTTGATTATCAACTGCAGTTGAGAAAACCTGTGTCTTCTTACAAGGAATAGTGGTGTTTGCATCAACAAGTCTTGTCATCACGCCACCAACAGTCTCAATACCGAGCGAAAGCGGTGTAACATCAAGAAGAAGCAATTCAGTATCAGAATCACCGTTGATGATAGAACCCTGAACAGCAGCACCAAGAGCTACTGCTTCATCAAGGTTTGCACCATGGAGAAGTTTTACACCAAATTCATTTGTTAACATTTCTTGTACCATAGGAATACGACAAGAACCACCAACAAGAAGAATGCCATCCAAATCTTTTGCTTCTAAATCAGCTTCCTTAATTGCATTCTTAGCACAAGTAATAACCTTATTAACGATTGGCCGTACAAGCTGTTCAAACTTTGCACGAGTTAAAGTGTTTACCATGTGAATTGGTTGACCATCCTTAACTGAAATATAAGGCAAATTAACTTCGGTTGAAGTTCCACTACTTAACTCACACTTAGCTTTTTCAGCGGCTTCATATACACGAGTATATGCCATAGTATCACTCGTTAAGTCAACCCCATTTTCTTTCTTGAACAAATCAACGAGATAATCAGTGATAGCCTTATCAATATCTGAACCACCACAATAAACATCACCATTTGTTGCAAGAATTTCTACAACAGAATCTGAAACATCAGCAACTGAAACATCAAGCGTTGCACCACCAAAATCCACAACTGCAAATTTACCACCCTTCTTCATATCAATATTTGAAGCAAGCAATGCGGCAGTTGGTTCTGCAATTACACGTTTAACTTCAAGCCCTGCAAGTTCACCTGCGGTCTTTGTCGCTTGACGAGCAGAATCATTAAAGTAAGCAGGAACAGTAATCACAGCTTCTTTAATTTCTTCACCAACATAATCCTCAGCAACCTTTTTCATTTTTGCAATAATCATTGATGACAATTCTTCAGGAGAATATTCTCGATCTTCAATTTTCGCTTTTGGGAAGCCACCTCGATTAACAATATCATATTGTACATGTTTAATACCATCAGATGATTCATCGAATGTCGTACCCATAAAACGTTTAATAAGAACTACTGTTTCTTTTGGATTTACAATTTGCTGACGCTTTGCTGTCGTGCCAACCTTACGTTCACCATCCTTCAATCCAATCACAGATGGAGTGGTTCGACCACCTTCTTCATTTACAATTACTGTTGGTTTTCCATTTTCCATCACAGCCACACATGAAAAGCAGCTGCCCAAATCAATTCCAATTATCTTCCCCATAGATTAAAAACAGTTTTTGATATTATTAATTACATTGCGAAGAGAATCATTCTCATTTTGAAGTACTTTGATATTATGTTCAAGGACATCAATGTAACGCTTCATGTCTTTTCGTTGTTTTTCATAAATTTTATTCCTTTCACTGAGCATAGCCATTTCTTCATAAATTTTATCGATAAATTCAGCAGCAGGGTCAGAGACCTTTTTTTCATCACAACATACAAGTGAAAGTTTTTCACAACAAGATTTCTTATTATCAACATCAGTCTTATTTTCAGTTAAGGCCTTATGCTCCTTATTGAAGGTTTCATCTTTAACACATTTACCATTTACACATTCTTTTTCAAAACCATCAACGAGTTCACCATTTTGATATTTAAAACCCTTAGAGTTAAAGTAACTCTTCTTTTCGTTTTCAGCATTTACATTTTTCTCATAAAGCTTCATGATTTCTTCAAAAAGCTTATCAAAAGAAATTTCATCCAAATTAAAAACTTTTTCAAACATTTCCATATACATTAATTTAAAATTTTATTCATAACTATTATACTACAAAAAAGATACCAAACCAAAACTTTTATCATTTTGGCTTGGTATTTTTGCCATTTTGACAGTTTATCACATATTATTGACAATATCGCGATAATATGTGTCATTATTGTCACAAATTTCACCATTCGTGCGTGCCTCATTCAACAATTCAATCATTAATTTCTTAGGCATCTGAGAATGCCGTGCAAGATACTTAGAAGACTTTTTCAACATCTCATATACATTAGGAAGTTTCATAATTCTTTCAGTTTCTTTAAGACATTCTTCAATTATTACTTTAATCTTGTCATTAATATAATCTTGATTATCTTCATTAACTAATGAGTCACCAAATTCAAAACTTGACATATATGTTGATACATATGGGATTCCATCTAACCCCCATTTTCTAACCATTTTTGAAGCAATTGCAGTTGCATGTGTTAAGTCTGAAGAAGCCCCTGCACTACGTTTATCTTCACCAAATACAAGACCTTCGGCAACATATCCACCAAGTGCTACTTTAATTTCATTAAGATAATCAATTTTCGAACCAACAACCCCTTCTTCCTCTTCAACATCATGCATCATGAAGCCTTCAATTTGCTTTTCAGCACTGCGTGAAATAAGTTTTGCTGGCACTTTTCCATTAAGGTATGAATATATAACAAAGTGGCCACTTTCATGGACGGCAGTATTTGCTTGCTGTTCATCCTTAGTTGATTCACGAAGTTTATCAAGTCTTAGTTTATCAGTAAACTTATATGTATCAATAACGTCACCATTACTGTTAATTACCTTAACGATATTCTTGTTCTTTTTATAATAGTATTTAATCGATACAGCCTCTTTATCTTTTTTATTGTCATAAATATTAGTTATGACATAAGGAAGTTTAGTTTTAATAAACTCGTGAATTGTAGAGAAAATAGGTCTTGTACCTTGTGTTGGGAACACGGCTTCATCAAAAATGACCTTATACACACTCTTATCAAACTCAAGGTCAAGGCCACACAATTCCTTTGCAGTCTTCTTATATGACTCTAAATTCAGTTCAATAATCTTCTTAAATGACTTTGATGTAAATGATGGATAAATCACATGAATATTACCCAAACGTGCAATCTGTTCATTACGAAAACGCATCTGAAGTGCCTTCTTAATATCTACAATATTAATTTTCTTGGTAATACTATAGAATTGGTCAGGCGACATGTCAGGATTTACATTGAATGCAACATCATAAGCTTCATCAAGATTAGCAATGACGAAAATAATTGAGTTCTTAAAATTGAGGTCATAACCAATTAGAGACTTTTGATATACATCACTAAACAAATCACAAATCTCCATTATGCCCATCCCTTGTAACTTACAATACACATCAGAAGTATCACACACAACATTATACACTTTACGATAAAGTTCTGTAAATCTATTCAAAATATGTGATTGCAAGAAAAAGTCAGGCTCTTCCTCCATATTACTCTTAGAATGTCTAATCTTATGCAAAGAACCTTCAGAGTCATATTCTACATCCTCATCATTTTCTCCATAACTTTGTGTAACATTAAACACATCTAAAAATTGTTTACGGTCATATTTATTAAATTTGGCCATACATTCTTCACTATTTTCCCACACACCATTTTTAATCTCCATTGGACAAAGAGAATTAATCTTCATCATATATGTAAGAACCCTAAACACACTTCTGTTTTCCCAAAATGAAGTACGTTTATGTAGGATGCCTGTATCAAGCAATTCCCAAAATGGTTTCAAACCATTTTTATTGTCTTTCTCTCCACCATTACCATCGATAGTTGCAGCATACTGAAATTCATCGTATACGAACATACGATTACTACAATCATTATCCAACTGTTCCTCAATATCTTGCTCAACTTCCCAAGAACTCTGTTCATTGATCGCGCAAAAATTAAAATAAACAAGGTTCTTTTCAATGTTAAGCAACTGAGAAATACGACGGATAAGAGAGGTCTTACCACAACCTGTCATACCAAAAATATTAACAACACAAGGGCTTGATTGTAATTGAGGGTACAAGAACCACACACGAACATTGCTCATAATAGAGTCAATCTGTTCGTCAATTCCAACAAACTCCTTTTTCAACTGCGTAATTGCATCGTTGACGAGTTTATTTTTCTCATCAAGATCTTTTTTATCAACTTTCAAACTCATATCTAATTTTTTAAAACCATAAACATTATACTATCACATAAACCAAAAACCAAAAAAAACCGAGGATTGTTATAATAAACAATTTCGGTTTTGACATTATTTCATTCAATTTCATACAATTTCTTATTGTCAATCATTGAATATGAATCACACACATATATCTCATCAGGAGAAGGAATAGAATAAGTATGGGCAAATATCTGATAATCCACACCAAGTTTCTGATTTACAATGGATGTTGATTCTGTATCATGTTCATAAAGATCAGACCAAACAATACCACCAAATGAATCATATCCACCACGCATTACACCAATATTCCATATGTATTTGTTAATATCTTGCACATTCCCAACCATACCATTAAGAATCTCTTCCCAATTATCTTTATTTGCAATTTTTAAGTTGCGTAAATACCAACCAAGATTAATTCCTGCGTGTGATAGTAAAACTTTACCTAAAACTTTTGTGTTAATAACAGTACAAAATGAAAACAAATCAATGTTTTTCAAAAACAATGATTGAATAACCTTATATCTTTTATTGTCACGTCTACACCCATAATCTTCACTAACATTAGGAAAATAATGCAAATCATGATTTCCAAGAATAAGTGTCACTTTATCTCTATTATCTTTAGCAAATTTAAGTAATTCTTTGAAATTATCAAAGGCCTGTTCATTGGTAACACCATCATAATCAACATATGGATCAAGATAATCGCCTAAGAAAATTACCTTATCATACTTATCAATGTTTTCTTGTGCTTTCTTCCAAAATGTTCTTCCGTGAACATCAGGGATAATACAGTATTTCATCGTATATAATTTTAAATTACAACTTGTTCATTCAAGGCAATGCGTTTCTTTTTAATTCCTCAATATCATCCTCAGTAAATGAAAAACCTTTAATTGTTCCATCAGACTCAATTTCAAAAATTACATAGTCACCGTCACCATCGGGAGACAAGAAGGAAGGAACATAACAATTATATTCAGCTAAAACAACATCATTGTCACCCAATAGATAAACGGTATTGTCATCACATGATTTATAATGAATGTTTGCCGTATCACCTTCCTTCCAACCTACAATTTTACCATTTAATGGATTAATCTTAATTATCCATTCATAGTCTTTCCAATTATCTCGACCTGAATGGACAGCAAAAGGCATGTTTGGTGTAATGGGTTCTGTTGCATCAAATAATGACACATCTTCAACACCATTGTATTCGGAGTCTTCCCAATAACGAACACCAACTCGTACCTTGATTAATTTAACATCTTCAATCTTCACCATAATATTTTTATTGTTTATAAATTATATTAAAATTCAACATCAACGATATATCACTCGTAAAATATCTTCACGCTTCAAAACCACATTCTCTTTTATGGTTCTAATGCAAATGTGATTATCTTCTTCCAATGTAAATTTACGTTCAATCTTTAATTCAACTTCATCATCATTGAAGTTAAAAGAAAGAATCTTCTCGTTAAAATATAAATCTAACAATTCAATTTCATGAACGCAATCTTTTTGTTTATAGATTACTTGTTTGGTGTCATAACTATTTCTCTTCCATTCACACCATAATTCTTTATCCATAAAAATATCAATTTTTATAATTTGCTATTACAAGATGTTTCGCTTCTGACTTAAATCTATTCCTAATGTTTACAGAATAACTCTTTTCATATTCATCAACAATGAAATGCCCATATAGTTCTTCCGTAAGAGGTGTTTTGCCAATAACCATTAATGTCTTACAATGGAGATTCCTGAAATCTTCTGCTAATCGCCTATGACAGTCTTCATTAAAACCATCTTTATACTCTATATTACCATAATCAGAAAAAACACAATCATATGGTGGGTCTAAAAATACGAAGTCATCATCTTTGCAAATATTAAAAATTTCACTATAATCAGCATTCAGAATTTCTGTTCGTTTCAATAACTCACAATGAGAGAAAGAAACTTGTTTAGTACTTAAATGCTTATAGCGGCCATACGGTACATTAAAATCACCACTTGCATTATATCTAATCATACCAGAGTATGCAGTTTTGTTAATGAAGTAATAGAGAAGAGCGTCACTATATTTTTTGCTAACTTTGTTATTAAACATATCACGTAAAAAATAGTATAGTACTTCGTTCTTATCTTCTACTCTTTCGTCAGGAATTTTTGCCTTTAATACTTCATAATCTCTTCTGTTGATTTCATACAATGCTTCAATTTCATCCAATTCCTTCCTAAGTCTTGGGAAATAATCTCGCACACCTTTATAGAAATTTATGAGTTGTTTGTTGATGTCATTGATGATAGCTTCTCTTGACTCTAAATAGAAATATAGTGCACCACCACCAACGAAAGGCTCAACATATCTACCAGAAAATTGAGGAACATAACACATAATATTTGGTATTTCCTTAGTTTTTCCACCTCTATATTTAAGCATTGGTTTCATACATTTGTGTTATTTTTTTTACATTTCATTATTCACTATTAATATACTAATTACTTTTGCAATAGCCAAATCAAAAGATGAATTTAACAAAAAAAAAAAAGCCAAAGAAAAAACTTGGGCTATACATATCTTCCACTCACTTGCGGAAAACACTATTAATACTTAGTTAAAAGTTTTTCAATTTCAGAATTACATTTTGTCACCATATCATCAATTAGTTTTTGATTTTTAATTGACTCTAATATATCAGATAACTGTTCATAAATTTCTTCAAGTTGTTGCAATGTTTTACCTTCTAAAAAACTATTTTCTTTATCTATATCTTTTGAAGATAGTTTAAATATTGGATGCATATATGGTGTTTCAGGATTTGACAAATAGATAGAAAAATCAGAGCTAACACACTTAAATGCAACATAACTAAATTCAACCTTTTTAGAAAAAAAATTGTATATAAGGTTTAGAACTTATTTCAATAAAGCATAATTTTTCTTTAAAAAGTTTACTTTCATTATAATACACGCTTATTGGCCCAAAATTCTCACTAATGTTATATTGATTAGATAAAGCTTTAAGCATTACAAATAATTCATTATCAAAAAATTCTTTAAAAGAATTGATAATTTCAATAATTCCCTTTTTTAAGGAAGTATATTTAGTGTCCTTGACACTAACCCATTTTTCTAAGTTTTGCTTTAAAATTTCTACATTATTTGATGCCATAACAACTTGATTATTAATTATTCTATAAAAAACAAACCAGAAACATCATCAAGGTCAGAAGTGTCAATAAAAGTAAGGTATGCATCCTCGCATTGACATTAAAGCTCCCTACCAATGAGATTATTGAGTTCTTCTTTTGTTTTAGGTTTATAAGTGTACATAACTTTTACTATATGTTAATAATTAAAAGCGGTACATACGGGACTCGAACCCGTGACCACATGCGTGACAGGCATGTATTCTAACCTGCTGAACTAATGCACCTAATAGTGATAGTTTATTTACGCAAAACTTTAAAACGTTGTTATGAAGCGCTGATAATATCATAACAAATTCCCACAGAAATGTATTCACCACACACCCTCAACATACGATTTGAGTTATTGGCTTGATGTCACCACCAATCAATAATCGGTTACGATCTATATCATTACAGCGATGAAGATATAGCTAACACTTTAGGATGGGTATTAACGCCCACAATACGCAAGAAATGAGTTTCATCAAGGAAATCATTTCTCGAAACACAAAGTATTTGTACTTGTGTAAATTAATTAATTGCGTGCCGTGTAGGGCTTGAACCTACGACCCCCTGGTTAACAGCCAGGTGCTCTAACCAACTGAGCTAACGGCACATAAAATAATAAGTAAATGAAATAACATTTTCTTACTATATTAGTAGAGCTTCCTGTCAGGGTCGAACTGACAACCACTTCATTACAAGTGAAGTGCGCTACCATTGCGCTAAGGAAGCATTTAAAGCGAGTAAAATTACAAATGGTATTAAATTATAAATTGCATTATCCACATAAATCAAGTTATCGAAGTAACCATTTGACCGACTACGCTTTGTTTTGTTGTTGTCACGACGGTGAGACTCGAACTCACACTCACTTACTCCCAAAGCAAGTACCTTAACCGATTAGGCCACGTCGTGGAATCTTATTGTATTCATGATACAGATAAGAGTATGAAATAATATAGAATATTATATCTTTATGGTTAATACCATTGGGTGAACTCCAACACCCTCTATCCCATTTGTAAAGGCATTTGGGGCTACTTTTATCATTTTACTATATAAACATTGCATCAAGGTAAAAAATGCTACAAGTTACTATATTTTTTTTATGAAAGTTCAATAGACGAACCGAGCAGCTATCTATCAATAACCGTACATGAAAAACTAATAAAATCTATGATTTATATTTAATTTTCACTTCTTGCTTCATCCTATCACTACTTTTTAGGTTCATTACTGAACGGTCATCCATAGGAGGATAGTCCACAAGCGTTAATTCGGTACTACGGATACCTACTTATTTAATTTCTTTATTTATTATGCAACATGCATCCTACGACCTTCATAGAGGATATTCAATGCTGCATTCTTATCTCTATCATGATTTACCCCACAATTAGGGCATTGCCATTTGCGTTCACTTAACTTCAAATCCTTATGGATATAACCACATTGTGAACAAGTTTTACTTGATGGATAATACCTTCCAATGAGAGCCACTTTCTTATCATTTTGCAAGGCCTTGTTCTGTAACGTTGTCTTAAACTTGTAAAAACCAATTTCCTGTATTGCTTTGGCAAGTTTATGATTTTTCAACATACCACTTACATTCAAGTCCTCTATATAAACAGTATCGTAATGACGTAACAATTCATTTACAACAGAATGGATATAATCATCTTTCTTATGGGTTATGGTTTCAAAGACCCTTGCGATTCGTTTACATTGCTTGTTGAAATTACTTGAACCTTTACGTTTCTTCGATAATTGACGTTGAAGTTTTGCAAGTTTCTTTTCGTCCTTCTTATAGAAATGCTTATTATCAAATACTTCTCCATCAGAAGTTATGACAAAGTCTTTAACACCAAGATCAATACCAACATCACAGCTTGTCTTATTAAACTTAATAAACTCATTATCACTCACATCAACAAGGATAGATAATAAATAACAACCACTCTTGGTTTTCGATAATGTTGCACTTCTTATATTATCCTTATATTTCTGTAATCTTGTTAAGTATAAATCAGAACAACGAAATTTTATGTTCTTCAACTTTTTCGTAAGAGTTATCTTACGTGTGTCAAATGTATTTTTCTTTGATATTGCACCAATTGGGAATAAGGCTGATTGTTTATCTTTCTTGCTCTTGAACTTTGGGAATCCTTTATGCTCCTTGAAAAACTTGTTGTAAGCTGTGAGCATCTGTCTGATGGATTGCTTCATCACCTTTGTATTTTGTTCCTTCAGCCAAGCATATTGCTCATCTTTCAGTAATTCTCCGTGAAAGTACTTTGAAAGTTCAGTTAATCCGAGGTTTGTTTTATCGGTTTTATAGGCTTCTTGTTTACGAGCAAGCATGTGATTATACACAAACCGATAGCAACCAAGCACCTTATTGAGTGTTTGCTCCTGCGTTTTATTTGGATATAATCTCACTTTAATTGCTCGTAACATTAATTTCCTTATTTAATTCAATTATATAATACTTTTTCTTATCTAATTTCCAATAGTTTTAAATAAACTTTATTATAAATTTATTAAAAAATATTTTCAACTCCGATAAAATAACAACCTACTTGAGATTTAAAATTTTACACTCTTCTTGGCAACTCTCATAGGATAACATAACGACATGCTTTATTAGGCCTTTAGCATGCTAATGAGTGTTATGTTAAATTATAGTTGCGGGAGGGGGACTCGAACCCAACCGACCTTCAGCTTATGAGGCTGACGAGATACCAACTTCTCTATCCCACGATGTTTTTTTTGAGGAAGGTGTCGGATTCGAACCGACGGTACCTTTTACAGTACAGCAATTTTCAAGACTGCCACAATCGACCACTCTGTCAACCTTCCTTTTGAAATTGAAGCGGTAGGACTCGAACCTACGGAACCCTAAGGTAGGTGATTTACAGTCACCTGCAATTGCCACTATGCAACGCCTCAATGTTTTGGTTGTTACGTTACCAACGCAGCTATTAACTATTGATTCGCGACTCAATAAGAAATATTACTCCGAGACATGGTAAAGTATTACATCTGACGTCTACGGCTGTATATCAGAAAACCTTCAACAAGGACTTATCGTGGTATCACCAAGAATCGAACTTGGGACACATGGATTTTCAGTCCATTGCTCTACCAACTGAGCTATGATACCTTATATTGAAAAAACCAAATAAATTGCGTACTTTTTTTGTGAAGTGTTCATTTTTTAGTCTCCCCTCTCAGATTCGAACTGAGATTCACACTTTAGAAGAGTGTTGTTCTATCCCTTGAACTAAGGAGAGGTAAGTGATAGTTTTTCATTACTCAAAACTTTAAGAGAAACACCATGTGTTAATCACGAAACAATAATCACTTTTTATTGTATGAGCATACGTTCTCATTATAACGACAAAGGCTATAATCGTTACGATTCACTAAGTGTGGCCATCACATAGTAACTAACATTTTATTGGGTGACCTATGGGACTCGAACCCATGACCTTCAGAACCACAATCTAACATTCTAACCAACTAAACTAAGGCCACCATGTTACCATAATTCCATCCCCAACCTCTATTATGGTATCTAAACTCATTACAAAATTAACGGATTCTGCCTGGATGGTTTTGTAATAAACAATTTTTTAATATGGTTGTAACGTTACCAACGCAGCTCACTAATACTAATTTGCAACTTACTAATAGTGATTACTCCGAGATTTGGATTGCAATTTTACTCTATCTTCTACGGCTGTATAATAGATACCATTGGATAATTTATTTATCCTTTGGGTTTAGTTTTTCTTTTAATTACGCAAAATTTATTTGCTTTTTGGTTTATAAGAGACTGTTGTGTATTCTTCACCTTCAAAAGCATGACATTGAACATTATAATCAGAAGCACGTGCATTTTCATTAAATAAACGAGATACACCTTTAATACCTAAAATTCCATCTTCTAATTGATAATAAGACGCACTATTTGTATATCCTACATAATATTCGAGATTTACATTTGTGGCTAAAATTTTTTTATATTTTATTAAAAATTCAGCATCATAAATGCTATAAAGTTTTTCTTCAGAATTATTGATTAATTCTATCGCTTCTTTTACTTTCACAAGATTTTAATTTATTTGTCTTTAATTATTCTAAATATTCTATTTCAAATTTACTTTTTGGAATTAAGCCACTATATTTATATCCTAATTCATTAAATTTTAATTCAGGGAATGCATTAGGAAATTTCTTTAAAATAGAATGAAATCTTCTAATAGAAATGTAAATAGTATCTTCTCCATTATTCACATTAAAAGGATCAGAATTATTTAAATATACTTTACCCACCGAAGATAAATTGCTATTATTTCCGTAAGGTTTATAATATAATCCAGTAGGAATATGTTTTACTCTATGAGGTTTCATATCTGTACTTTAATTTAAGTTAGAGTTAATTTGATTAAGAATACTGTTAATAATGCTGTCTAACTCAGAAAATGCGTCAGACGACATTAATCCACTGTTATTTTGCAAACAAGTATTTAAATCTTGCAGCTTCTCTTTTATTGATACAAGTAATTCTTTAGCCATCTTATTAATTTTTTCATTGTAAGTGCTCAGAATGGGATTTGAACCCATACAGACTTACGTCCAAGAGATCCTAAATCTCTCATGTCTACCATTCCATCATCTGAGCGTTTATGTGGTATACTAATACCACATAATTTATTTATGGTTGTTACGTTACCAACGCGACTCACTAGTACTAATTCGCGACTTAGCAATAGCAATTACCCCGAGATTTGGAATATACAATTACTCTATCTTCTACGACTGTATGATAGAAACCTAATTAGTTTAGGATACTCTGGGACCTTAATATTCCCACATTTTGCATACTCTTATAATACGTTATATGTTAATAGTATGCGAAAAACATATACACGCCATATTTATGTGACTGGGCACTTATAGATCTTATTAGTATCAAGCAAATTAAACTTATTCGACTACCATAGACCTATTGTGGACCATGTAGGGATTGAACCTACGACCTTTGCATTATGAGTGCACTACTCTAACCAACTGAGTTACAAGTCCAATTTTTAACGGTTTTAAAAAATAAACCCACATATACTAATTACGGTTTCTTTAAATATGTAATAGCACTTTCTAATATAGAAATATTATCTTTAGCCATACCTAATAAAGTATTACATCTTGTACATAATAATCCTCTAACCTTATTAGTTTTATGGCAGTGATCTACAAATGCTTTATTGTTATCTGAAAATTCTTGACAACAAATAGCACATTTGTTATTTTGCTTTTTGAACATGCTATAATATTCTTCAGCACTCAATCCATATCTATTTTTCTTCTGATATAATCTATTAAGCTCTTTTGGATCCCTTTTATTTTTTTCTCTATATTCTTTATAACATTTATTACAACAAAATTTCCCCTTTCCTAACCTAATTTTAATGTTAAGTTCAGAAAATTCTTCTCCGCAGTTTGAGCAAACAAGAATAGAACGAGTTCCAGATTTACCTTTAGATTTTATTTTCATATAGTCTTCTCATTAAAGATCGAAACTAAATTATGTGGAATAGGCCATACGCCATTACAATTAGACGACGAGAAGGATAAGATTGAGTGCATACGTCACTGTTTTGGTGTGAAATACCATTGTGCTCCCAACGGGACTTGAACCCGTGACCTGTATTTTATAAGAATACGACTCTGACCTACTGAGCTATGGGAGTAAAAAAGAACTAAAATAGATTTTAACTATTGACTTTACTTGTATGCAGAATTGGATAACCAAAACATCTTATACCTTCAAGAAAGGTGTCTGCCGACAGACAATGGTGCACTGCATATTCCTGCTTAGTCCTTAAATGTTTGAATTTGTACTCGGAATGGGATTCGAACCAATATAGGCATTACCACCCAAAAGATTTTAATATCTTTCATGTCTACATTTTCATCATCCGAGTATTTTTTATTGAGAACGTTACAAGATTCGAACTTATATCTTTCTATTTTAAATAGAGTGTTTTACCACATTTTAAACTAAACATTCTAATGACAGTTTGATACTTTGTATCTAAGGGTAACTTTATCACCTTTTAAAACTTTCATCTCTGCCATGTAAGACTATCTTATACGTTGTAGATAATAGAATTTCACTTCTATGAAAGTACGATTTTGCAACATTTATAACTATTGCAAACTTTAAATTATAACTATCAATTAATTTATGTATTCATTTTTATCCACCTTAATTAAGATTTCACTTATTATAAATTTAATTGTGGTATCACCAAGAATCGAACTTGGGACACATGGATTTTCAGTCCATTGCTCTACCAACTGAGCTATGATACCTTATTGAACCTTGCACTTATATTATACTACTTTTGATTGAAAAAACCAAATAAATTGCGTACTTTTTTTGTGAAGTGTTCGTTTTTTGTTCCCCCACTGGGACTTGAACCCAGGACTCTCACATTAAAAGTGTGATACTCTACCAACTGAGTTATGGGAGAAGGTATTGTGGCTAATAACTATTTAAGCATAGCCACAATGTTTTATTATTAACAACAAAAAACATATTCTATAAGAAAAACTGAATTATCTCTTCTTTGGTGCAGGTTTTGGTTTTGCCTGCGGTTTAGGAGCAGGAGTTGCTTTGTACACATAAATAATTTTAGGTTTCTTTTCCAACTCAACACTGAAATTTTTAATCTGCGTTTCCATTTTATTCAGTTTTTCATTAATCTCCTGCGTACTCTTTTTTTCATTATTAATGATGACTGTCGTAATGTTATTCAATTTATTTGCAATACATTTGCACGCAGGGTCATGAATAATATGTTCGTTCCCTTCCGTTTTGAACTTGACGTATTTATGCCCATCAAAGTCAAACTTAAAAGTTGAACACTTCATTGTATCTGTAACCACCTTTGATTGGTCAACCTCTTCAACATTTTCCAAATTGCCCTTATTGTTAATAAGTGAATTTAGGCCTATTAGAAGTAGAGCCACAACAGAGGCAAAAACAAACAGCACAATATAAAGAGATGTTTTACTACTAAAATCCTTGTTACGGAAAAAATTCATATTTTTTTTCATTTTATTTTACTATTTTACATTACTATTTACTTGCCATCAGCGCATACTCTTGACGGCGTCGAATAAAGTGACCAGGTTCTGATGCACGAGCGGTTTTAATTGCTTGAAGCATATACTCATAATCCTTCTTATTGACTTTACCATTCTTGTCAAAACGACATTTTTTCAAGCGTCGCCAAAATGCAGATTTTTGAATGCCTTTCTCACCACAATTATAGACCAAGCTCACAAACCCATCAAAAAATCCTTGTGTAACTTTAAAGTTTCTGTCAATTTGATTCAGCAAACGACGTGCAGTTGGAACATATGTTTTATTCAAGTCCTCAATGAGAAGACGTTCAGCTTGCGCCTTCGTAATTCTATATGGTGTATTATCACCCGGGAAAATCACATGGCCATAACCAATAGTATAAAATTTCTCTCTCTTCCCCGTCTTTTTATTACAATACTTATACGCAGTTAATTCACAACCTTCATATTTCTTAATAATTTCAACACACGCATTAGAAATATTATACGGTTTTTTAATACCAACAATATCTGTTACTTTTGAATCATCACTCACAATATAAGTGTTTCTAAATTCTTTCAAGAATTCATTATATTCTTCTGAAATTATATCCAATGAATCACCACCAAAACCAACGATTTCGTTTCGTGTTGATTGAGCAACAATTACATTTTCAAATTTTGGATCTTCTTGTTTTTCTTCTTTATTACAAGAGAGTAACGCAAAAGCACAAATTGAACATGCTACGATAAAACTATTTTTCATACACCATAATTTACAAAGTTTACATTTAAAATATTAATTTTTCATTACTTTTTTTTCATGCTAAATCAAACTTGCTATAATAGCAAAATCGATTACATTTGTATTATACTAATGTTGTGTATAATTTCCAAATGCGTATCGCATTTTTTTGTTGTGATAACATGATTCGAACATGTAATTACAGAGTCAAAGTCTGTCGTGTTACCGTTACACCATACCACATTTTAACATCTAATGGTTAAAATCATCTTTTCATTAAGAGTTTAATCATAAAGATGTGTTGTAGCGGAAGCGGGACTCGAACCCGCACGGACACAATGTCCAAGGGATTTTAAGTCCCTCGTGTCTACCATTCCACCATTCCGCCAAATAATAAATAGTTCAAAGAACGTTTTTTGTTTGTCTTACATCTATATTATACTACAAAGGTTCAACTTTTCCAAATCTATCTTGAATTTTTTTTGTAAAAATGATAGGTATGTGACAATCTGTTACACACCTATCATCATTCATTAATTATTTTTTGAAGCTTGGTTGTAGTCCTTTATTATTTTCCATTTTTGGTACACCATAAAACATACATTTCATATCAATAACGTTTGAAACATCCCATTTAGAAAGATCGCAAGTAAATAGGTTTGCATAATAAAACATCCAACCCATGTCCTTAACCTTTGACACATTCCATTTAGAAATGTCACCATTGAATGAACTTGCACCATTAAACATGCCACGCATAACCCTCACTTTCGATACATCCCATTTGGAAAGGGTCGAGTTAAATTTCTTAGCTTTGTAAAACATAGCATACATATTGGTAACTTTTGATACATTCCAATTGGAAAGGTCTGCATTAAACTCAGGATTATATCTAAACATGTTACTCATGTTTGTCACGTTCGATACATCCCACTTGTCTATTTTAATGTTTCCAACATACAAACCTTCAAATAGCTCGGACATATCCGTAATCTTTGATGTGTCAATAAAGTTCAAATCTGCATCAGGACCTTGACGTTCAAGTTCCTTCTCAATTATATTACGAAGTTCTTCTTTTGTTTTAGGTCTGAACTTGTTAGAGTTCTTCACATTATTCACAAAGTTGAATGTTTCTTTTTCTTTATCAATAATCAAAGAAGAGAATCGATTTAAATATAATCTTACTAATTTTTCTTTGGCACAACGTAGACGTTTGCATGTATTTTGTTGAGACGTGCCTAATTTTTTAGCCAATTCACATTGTGTTGTATCTGTTAGCAAAGCTTGATACATAATTTCACCATGTAAATGTGTCCAATTTGATACAATGTCATCAACAAAAGCTGTTTCGACTTTTAACTCAGAATTAATAGATTCTGAAAACGTTTGCACGCTTAATCTTTGTGCCTTAGTTAAGTTGTCAAAACCGTGACCTGATAAGATAAATGCTTCACCATTGGATTGTCCAATTTTTTCATCCATATAAGATACTTCTCCAATACCAACTGACAAACGCACATCCAAATCTTTATTACCTAAATCAATAGATGATTTTCTAAATCCTGCTCTGATTAAAAGTGCCACAAGCAATGCTTGTTTAGGGTCTTCAACAAGAACTTGAAAACTATCACCACGACTAATTTCCACTTTACATTTAGTGCAACATAAACTTATTTCAGTGATTAAATCATTGATTAGTTTAGGCAACTTTCCAAAGTCATTTATTTTAGTAGAACCAACTACATCTCCTGTAATTACACCTTTCATTTTCTCTTTTTATTTTCAATATAAAATCAAAAACAGTTATTTCCAACAAACACAACCTTTTTTATTTGTTATTTAAGAAATATTTTAACTGTTGGTTATTTTTGGGTGTAATTCTTTTTTATTTTCCATCGGAGTTTGTACAAACATGTCTTCTAACATTTTGTCATCTAAAACACACCATGTCGAAAGGTTAGATTCGAAATTAATCGCACCATAGAACATACAATTCATAATAGCAAATTTTGATACCTTCCATTTGGAAAGGTCAGAATTGAAAGATTTTGCACGAGCAAACATGATAAACATATCATTAACCTTTGACACGTTCCACTTGGAAAGATTAGAGGTAAACAACTCTGCACCAAAAAACATACCACTCATATCCGTAACGTTTGATACGTCCCATTCCGATAGGTCAGAATTGAACTTATTCGCTTCGTAAAACATTCCGTGCATATTCGTAACGTTCGACACATTCCATTTTGAAAGGTCAGAGGTGAAATGCCAAGCGCAATAAAACATACCACTCATGTTCGTAACGTTTGATACGTCCCATTGATCAATCTTTATATTCCTAATCTCTAAACCTTGAAATAAATCGGACATATCCGTAATCTTTGATGTGTCAATGAAGTTCAAATCTGCATCAGGACCTTGACGTTTAAGTTCCTTCTTGATAAGTTTTCGTAGTTCATCTTTTGTTTTAGGAGAAACTTTCTTAGAGCTATTTACATTATTTCTTTCCATATATTATATATTGTTTATTTAACCGTTAATATTCTACTTTTTTATAACAACGATTCATTATAACGGCTTTCTCATTTTTTATATATCAACTTGAACAGATTTTGCATGGTTTATTTTCTTTCTTATGTTCTTCCAAATAATCAATAAGGTATTGTACATCATCATGCACCACTTCACCAAGGAACGTATCGTAATTGGGGATATTACCAAAATACAATAACTTAACGCCATGTTTCTCACATAATGCCTTCTTTCGTTTGTCACGAGAAATGAGTTTATCAAATTCCTTGCAAGCCCATTCAACACCTTTACCAGCAAAATCAACCGGAAAGAAATGTTGTTTGCCTTGACACTCAATACCCACATTATAATCGGGTAAATAAAAGTCCAATGATTGTTTTCCCAACCACTTAAAACGTTTTTGGTAATCATAGGCAATTCCCACTTCATCCAAGTAATTCATTACACTCCGCTCCAAATGGCTTAAATTACATTTTTGGCAACCATAACCTCTGATGTGTTCTTTTGGTGTTTGCCGAAATTCACCGTGTTTAGAACAAATGATACAAACTTTTGTATTTGCATTTACATAATCCACTTTAGAATAATCATATTTTTTACCGTGAATTTCACGAGACTTTTTAATGAAATCAGATTTTGATGAACGACAACGTTCTCCATTAGCTTCATTAGCACATGTGGGGCAGCCACAACCATTGAGATGATCATGAGGTTTTTGCCAAAACTCACCATGCTCGGGACAAATGATACAGACCTTTGTTGCATTATTCGCATAATTCACTTTGGAATAATCATACTTGTCACCATGTACTTTACGAGCCTTTTTAATGAACTCTTCTATTGATGATGTTAGTATTTCACGAAGTTTATCACCTTTACATTTTGGACAGCCTCTATCATTTAAATGATTATAAGGCGTTTGCCAAAACTCACCATGTTCAGGACAAATAATACATACCTTTGTATAATTATTGACATATTCCACCATTGAGTAATCATATTTACCATTATGAATCTCTTTTGTCTTTTTAATAAACTCTTCTTTAGTTGAAGTTCTCTTTTCACGACTATTTTCAACACCACATTTTGGGCAGCCATGCATATTCAAATGGTCGTTAGGTTTTTGCCAAAATTCTCCATGCTCAGGTTTAGGACAGATGATACATACCTTTTTAAGTGCACCAATATATTCAACCTTGGAATAGTCATACTTACCCTCATGCTTTTCTGTAGCTTCCTGAATAAATTCCTCTTTTGTCTTTTTCTTAGGCATCTCATATTATGCTTTTATTGTTATACAATCTTAGTTTAATTGCTTTATTTAGATAATACTTAGTGTTATCTAATTTCCAATATCTTTTCTTATAAAATTATTTAAAGATTGGGAATTTCTTATATTAATATGAAAACGCGTAATATTATTTAACATTATTTTAAGTAATCGATAAGATATTGAACATCATAATGTACGGCCTCACCAAGGAAGGTATCATAATTGTGGACATTGCCAAAATACAATAACTTCACACCATTCTTCTCACATAAGGTTTTCTTTCGTTTATCTCTTTCCAAAGTCTGTTTAAACCCATCTTCACCACCAAAATAATCAACAGGCTCAAAATGTTGAATACCTTGACACTCAACACCCACATTATAATCAGGAAGATAAAAATCTAACGATTGTTTCCCTAACCACTTAAAACGCTTTTGATAATCATAAGTGATCCCAACCTCGTCCAAATAATTCATAACACTCCGTTCCAAATGACTTAAATTGCATTTTGGACATCCATCACCTTGTAAATGTTGAGATGGAGTTTGCCAATCTTTTGTTGTTGGAACATAACTTCTGCCACATTTTGGACAACCATGGCCTTGGGTGTGGTCACCAGGTCTTTGTAAATATTCCCCATGTTCGGGGCATATAATACAAACCTTAGTTACATTATTCACATATTCAACATTTGAATAATCGTATTTACCATTATGAACTTTATTTGCAAATGCCACCCATTCTTCTTTCGTTAAAACACATGTTCCACCACATTTTGGACATCCATCACCTTGTAAATGTTGAGATGGAGTTTGCCAAAACTCTCCATGATTGGGGCAGATAATACAAACTTTGGTATGAGCATTGGAATAATCCACTTTGGAATAATCGTACTTATCACCATGAATTTCTTTTGCCTTTTTAATAAACTCTTCTTTTGTCGAAGTTTGCTTTTCAACCCCACATGTTGGGCAACCTCTACCACTTAAATGTTGACTTGGTAATTGTTGAAATTCACCATGTTCGGAACAGATAATACAAACCTTGGTTTTGGAATCAACATATACCACTTTGGAATAATCGTATTTATTACCATGGACATTATGAGCAGAAGTAATCCATTCTTCTGTTGTGGGAACACATTTACCACTACATTTAGGGCAACCTTGGCCTTGTAAATGGCTATGAGGGGTTTGTTTAAATTCACCATGTTCATGGCAAATAATACAAACCTTTGTTTTGCTATTTACATATTCTACTTTGGTATAATCGTATTTATCCCCATGTTTTTCACGAGCCTTTTTAATAAATTCTTCTTTGGAAGAACGACAACGTTCACCCGTAGCTTCATTAGCACATTTAGGGCAACCTCTACCACTTAAATGTTGACTTGGTAATTGTTGAAATTCACCATGTTCAGGACAAATAATACATACCTTTGTCGCGCTACTTACATACTTAACTTTGGAATAATCATACTTATCACCAT